ATTTTATAACGGCTTACCCAGTTGATGAATCTATGATGGACGACCAATGGCAAAAACCAGACCATGCTGGAGATGGAGGAGCCGATGAGTATAGTTGGGCCGACCGTGATGGTCTTGCTGGAAATTATAGTGACACTAATCAAAAAACTGACCCTGATTACCAGGACACCGAACCTTCGGAAAATCCTGACCGTGACCAATTAACTCTTTATGATTTAAAAGAAATGTTACTTGATTTATCGAGTCGTTTAAAAAAATTCGAAATAACTAGATGAGTTATTATACCACATTTACTGAAATTCTATTATTTGAATCATATTGTAAAAAGAACCAAGTAGACGGTCTAAAAATTGATGCTGAAGTTGGAGGCAATCCGTTAAAGCTAACGGTTGCTACTACTCCTAAAACACAAATGGCAGGATATCAAAATTTTAAGTCTGAACCTATTCAAGGAGAAGGTATTCTTTTTATTTACGATACTGATGAACCGCGGTCTTTTTGGATGAAGAACGTAAAGTTTCCATTAGATGTAATCTTTTTTGACTCTAATCTAAATTATATTGGACACGAGACTATGTCTCCAGGTGATTCAATAGAGGACGCAGACCTTCCTAAATATACTAGTAAAGAACCTGCTCGATTTGCAGTAGAGGTTAAAGCTGGCTGGGCAGATAAAAATATTTCAAAAGGGTGTAAATTATTATTTTAATTAAGTATATTAGTTAAAAATAATTTATGAGAGATTACACTGAAAAATTTAAGGAGCTTAGGGAATTTGTAAATAAGATGAATTCGTCTAATTCTACAAATCATAAAGCAGAAGTTCTTAAGGAATACGAACACCATGATTTTGTTAAAAAGGTAATACTCTATGTATACCATCCATACTGGAATTTTGGAGTAACTCCAGAAAATCTAAAGAAACGTTCTGACCTAGTTGCATCAGATGAAGACTCATACCGTTACTTCTTTATTCTACTTGATGACCTAGCTAATCGACATATTACTGGCCATACTGCAATTGCAGCAGTTAATCGTTTTATTCAAGACTATTCCGAATTTTCAGACCTACTATACCAAATATTTAATCGTAATCTAGAAACCCGAGCAACTACTACTATTATTAATAGAGTATGGCCTAAATTTATCCCAACCTTCGAAGTTTCATTAGCACACGATGCAGCTAAAGTAAAAGGAGTAGATATACTAGATGGAACCTGGCATGTTTCCAGAAAATTAGATGGTGTTCGTTGTATCTGTATTGTTAAAGGAACCGATGTTAAGTTTATTTCTAGAAACGGTAAGGAATTTCATACTCTTGGAAAAATCAAACAGGAAATACTTCGATTAGGAATAGATGATGTTGTTCTAGATGGAGAAATATGCTTAATGAATGAAGACGGCACTGACGATTTTCAAGGAATTATGAAACAAATCCAGCGAAAAGACCATACTATTGAAAACCCAAAATATTGGATTTTTGATATCTTACAGCCAACGGAGTTTTCCGGAGAAATAGAATCACCTAATTTTTCAGTTAGAATTGGGTCCAGAACAGCATGGCTTTCAGATATTGAAGCTACTCAAATCTTAGAGGTACTTCCACAGGTCAAAATCTTGGATGAAACTTCTCTCGATGAACTTAAGGCTCAATCTAAGGACCATAATTGGGAAGGGCTTATTGCTCGACGTGATACTCCATACCAATCTGGCCGAACTAAAAACATGTTAAAGATTAAAGAGTTCTTTGATGCAGAATACGAGGTGACTAGCTTAATTATGGGACCTCAACGAATTATTGTTAATGGCAAAGAGGTCGAGGAAAGAATGTTAAGCGCAGTAACGATTGAACACAAAGGCTCTAAAGTACAAGTAGGTAGTGGATTTACTATTGAGGAACGTCAGTACTATTATAAAAACCCTGGAGAAATACTAGGAAAAATAATAAATGTTCAATTTTTTGAAGAATCACGCGATAAGCACGGCAATCATTCCTTAAGATTTCCAGTATTTAAAGTAAACCATGGTAAAATTCGTAGTATATAGTATATGTCATTTAACAAGAAACACGTACCCAGATTAGAAGACCTTATGGATTACCATGTTATGTATGGTGACGAATATATTCGGTCTTTTGAAAATGCAGATTGTCTAATTGGTCCACCAGAAGCAGTCGACTATATCTATTCTAATTTAAATAGAATACACGGCCGCCCTGATAAACCAGATGCTCTACTTATGGAAGAATCAATAGCTCAATTGACTCAAGTTTATGATAAACTTAAAGCTATTCCAAATCTCGCTCTTGCCTGTAGCGAACTTAAAAAAGTAATTAATTACATCAAAATAAAACAATAAATTATGTATTACATCGTAAAAGTAAAATTCGAAACAATGGATGACCAAACAGGTCGTATGAAAAAAATCTTTGAACAGTACTTGGTAGACTCTGAGTCAGTATCACGTGCAGAAGAATTAGTAAAAGAACGATTTAAAGACTCAATTGCTGAATTTTCAGTAGTTAGTGTACAAGAATCTAAAATTATGGGAGTTATTAAATAATTACCGTTATGAAAAAGATGCCCACTAGGACTGCCGAACGAGTATACGATATACTTCAACGATTTGCAGAAGCCAGTCCATATCATTATGAAAAAGAAACTTTTATTTTTCACTATGGGGTATTGGACTCGACCGATATTAAGTATTCGCTTACCTGTTCAGACGATGGACTAAGAACCTTTTATTGTCGCCCTGATGGAGACATGTGGGTTACTGGAAAAGCTACTGGAAAGGTAAATGCAATACTTCGAAAAATATCAGAAGAATTAAAGGAGTTTAAATTAACGCAAGCTTAATATGTTTGATAGACACCAGTCAATTGAAGCAATTCAACTTGGAATAAACGGAGAACCTATTCGCGTACTTATTATTGAGAGCGGATGGAAAGCGGAACCTGCTATGTATCATGTTATTGAAGAGCATGGCGACCGTGAACAATCTGATTATAAATTTCTGTCAAGTAAACAGATATTTGACCGCTATGCAGTTACTTTAGAGAGATGATAGCAGTTCCAGTAAATAAAGATACCTATTTTTCACAAGTACTCTTAACCAGTATTTCAAATTCGTTATCTGATTTATATCTGGAATACGAACAGCTACCAAATCTTATCCTATTTCAAGGACCTCTCGGAAGAGAGGTCCTTCTTTTTATTCAAGAAGCCGCTTGGGACTTTAAAAAGTTTAATCCAACCTACCAGGATGGCCCAAATCAAATTGTATTTAAATATACTACTCCAATTAAACAAGTTGAAGAGAAGGGCCCAGTTTCGCCCAGCGATGGTTTAAACGGGCGAGTAGTTAATGGTATTCCAAATAGCTCAACCATGTCTAAAATTACTGGCGCATATGCCGGTGGTGGTTTTTCTATAGAAAGAACAGTTCGACCTGAACTATGTGTGAAACTTAAAAGAAAAATATAGTATCATAATCTTATGAGTACAGTTCGATTTATAGCAGATTTACATTTATCACACGCCAACATGGCTACTCGACGTGGGTTCTTCACAGTAGAACAACATGATGAACATATTATAGCACAATGGAACAGTGTAGTAAACAAACGAGACATTACCTATATTTTAGGTGATGTGACAATGGAGAAGTCAGCTCCATACCATTTACTTGATCGTTTAAACGGTTTAAAGCATGTTGTAATGGGAAACCACGATCGTCGACAAGATGTTAGAAAATTGCTTGAACACGTTGAAAGCGTTGCTGGAATGGTACAATACAAAGGTGTTATGTTAACGCATTGTCCTATTCACCCAATGGAACTTGACTATCGCTTTAAATACAATATACATGGTCATATTCATGATGCGGTAGTAACAAAACAGGAATATGAATGGGGATATCTACTTGACCCTACGCCAGATGAACGATACCATTGTGTTTCGTGTGAACGGGTCGATTACTTACCAAAAACTCTAAAGGAATTAGGAATTAATAGATAATATGAAACAGTTATATTTACATAATGGTACTGCCTATTTAATACTTCGTAAAAAGCCAATTGATTACTTTCGTAATAAGCTAAACGATACTATAAATATGGAATGGGTACAGGAATATATGAAGTGGAGTGGAGCAGACCATGCTCTCCAGGACAGTTCACATTTTATTTTTTGTGAAACCGTCGTTGATGTTGAATTTGAAGAAATTAAAGAATAGATTATGGAGTGGTCAGGATATACATGGGTTACAGAAGATTTGGTGGAGACCGATACTTCTCAAAAACCTACACTAGGCAATTATGCAGGTCAGGTAGAAGTTGACTTGGATGGATGGTTACACCTAAATGCTGGCAATGCCGCACTGGAGACTGGTGACCGTCCTGTTGGAATTGTCTCATGTACAAGTCGAGACTTTCATTGGGGTAGCTATGAAATTGAGGCAAAATTACCTCGTGGAAAAAATTTACAGGCGGCTTTCCTAATGTTAGGCTGGAATACATGGCCGCCAGAAATAGCAATATTTACAGCGACATCTAACCAAAAGGGAAGCTATTTTAAATGGAACCCTTTTTCTCCATGGAAAGTGGAAACCGATATCAAATACAGTAATATCCTAACTGGCTTATCTAAAATAATTGGAAGTAAATCCCGTTTATTTACAAGCAAAAACCCATCTAATCACTTTATTAAATATCGATTAGAGTGGACCTCTACTTTCCTTAAGTTTTACTATAATGGCCGTCTTGTCAGAACCGTGACCGACCGCGAAGTATTAGAACAAGTAAATTGCACTGAAATGAATATCGTACTAAAAAATGAAATTATTGATTTACGCGATACTAGCGGTGAACCTGCCAGTGATTTTATTATAAAGTATTTTAATTATACACCAATCTAACCCTTTAATTATGCTAAAATTTAAAAAATGGTTTGAAACCAATATCGGTTGGTTTTTTATAAACGGTAATAAACAAGAAGTATATAACGAATATCTAAAAAGAAAATATGGAAAACATGAAAACAATTAAAATTTGCACAGGAGTAGGATTAAATCAGCTTTTTCCAGAATACTCAACAGTCGAAATTGACACAACCGTGAGCTCAACTGATTTTGCTCATGAGTACATGATAGTTTACACCAATCCTCTTACTATATCACAAATGACTGAGGTGACAGGTCGAATGATTAATAAATTCCACATGGATTGTGCGCCAAGCAGTATCTCAGCATCTCCAAATTCACCAAACGTAAGGTTAAAGTTTTACTCTACCTGCATGACTGGTGATGCGCTACAAGATATTGGTAATCGTACCCTTGAAAGAATGGCACCTACTAATACTGTACGAACAATATTACTTGACGGTTCTCAAATATGGCCAGTAAACAGCCAAAGCGACCGTGATGCTGCAAAAGACCAATTAATAAACCTGTTAAAAAATCAAATAACTGACCTAGTAATAATGTCAAAAATTGAACTAGGAGATGATGTAATGACTGAAATTGAAAACCTAGAAAATATTATTAAAAATGTCTAACATAGAACACTCATACCTTCGATTACTTAAAGATATTTTAGATAATGGAGTAGAAAAACAAGACCGAACTGGAACAGGCACCATTTCAGTGTTCGGCCGACAAATTAGACATAAGATGTCTGAGGGGTTTCCTTTATTGACTACAAAGAAGATGGCTTGGAAAACTATGGTGACCGAGTTATTATGGTTTTTACGTGGAGATACTTCAATAGAGTATCTTTTAAAGAATGACTGCAACATATGGACGGGAGACGCATACAAAGCATATGAGAAAAACATCCACAAGGATGAATTTGATAACTCTTTTGACAGAAAAAATGACCACCCAGAATTAGGTAATTGTGGTAGAACATCTCCATATAATCTAGAAGAGTTCATTGACAAAATAAAAACAGATGATGAGTTTGCTAAGAAGTTTGGAGAACTAGGTCCAATTTACGGTAAGCAATGGAGAAGTTGGAGACGATATAGAAAAATTGAAGATGTAGAACATAAAGAAACTTTACATATAGTTGATTATATAGACCAAATTACAAATCTAATCAACGATCTTAAAACAAATCCAGACTCAAGACGATTAATGGTTACGGCTTGGAATCCTGCAGATTTAGAAGCGGCGGTTCTTCCACCTTGTCATTATGGATTTCAAGTTTATACAAGAGAGTTGAGTGATGATGAAAGATATAATTTACTTTCAGATGCTGAAAAGAAAAGTTTCATCGTTGCAACAAACCCTGATGTGAAATACGGTGAAGAAGTTAAAT